TTTTTCTCCACGTTGCGGAAATGCTAGATATTTATTCTCAATGACACCGTCCAGCACATCAATCAGATACCTATCTGCGGTGAAATTTATTGATTTAAAATCAAAGTTGGTCTGCTTTATTCTGGAAATTATCTTGGCCCCTGATCCAGGTTTACTGTAACAAAGAACTAGAGCTTTAACATATCCAGCTTCCACAAACGCTTGATTTTGTATACTTCTCATCCATAGTGGAAGGAATGTGCGGTCTCTTTCTCCTAGAGTTTTTATACGACTTCGCATATTTTTAAAACTGTTGGGAAACACTCTTTGATGATCGCTGTCGCTGATCAAAGGTATATTGCTGTCGATCTTTATGGTGTCATAACTTACAAGCACCTTGCTGTTGATATTGTTAGGAAGCTCTACTGTTTGACTGATACTTTTACCATCTTTTTCAAATTCGTCTACAACTTCCACATAAACTGCTTCATACAAAGTTTCTTGAGTGACGGGATCTTTGGCTTCCGCATACTGTAGATTGCCAAAACGTATCTGCTTGCGATAGTGATTTCGACTCATGGCCTGTACATAATTCACAGCTTCAACACTTTCAATGCCAGCAAACACCAGTATTTTTAATTCTGTCTGTATGCCAAAATTGGTATCACCGGGTCTATATAAATCATCGGATCTAAATATATTGTTATCCGTGATAAAATTAAACCAATTCAGTCTTTTATCCTTGGTCTGAAATGCTTTAAGATACAGGTTGGCGAAAGTTTTTGTGTTGTCTGCTACCACCAGCATCGTGAATGCTTTTAACGATTCTGCAAAATTTGCAGAATCTTTGGCTATGATCTCAAATTTAAATGTTTTGTCAAAGCTGGTGTTGTTATCAAATGCTGGAGTATAGTTTCTAGACAGTGTAGAACTATCTTCACTGGGATTCAAACTGTCAATTCTTTCGTAGAATCTAGTGAGGCCAGGCCCGTTGTCATCACCAAATTGTTTTACCTTGCCGATTATGATACCCGTGGACTGAAAGTCTAATCCTGGCGGCAGTGTGCCTGTGGCAATTTCATAGATCACTCTGCCACCGTATCTCAAACTTCTAGCTTCTACAAACTTCTGACTGGGTTGATTGGGAACTATGGTTCCTAGATCACTGTCGGATATCCACTCTATACTGCTTTCAATTTCACCAATGATGTCTATACTGAATATTTTTTCAACAGTTGAAACACCCTTGGTCCAATATATGCTGTCCAATGCATCTGGAAATTGATTTCTACTGGCTTGCACAGCTATGTAGATAAAATCTCCATACCTCACGGCCTGACCTATGGTATAGTTAAAAGTAGAACTCCAACTGCCCAGCAACACTGTGTAGACCAACGAGGACAGAGTGGCAGGATAATTAATAGCCTGTACGGTAAATTGATACGTTTTGGTTACAGCACTTTGATAAGGCACTCGACCAGCTATTTCACCAGTGATAGAATCAATCACCATGCCCGGAGGCAGTTGGCTCACAGTTTCCGGTATGATCACAGTCCAGTCATCAGGATCATTGGTTCTAATATTCGATACTGGAAAGTACACAGTTTCTGAACTAAGTTCCCATCGGCCAGTGGTAATTATTTCCCCGGTATCTTTGTATCTGTAGGTGCCACCGTTGGTAGGCAAAAATATATATGTAATAGTGCCGGCAAGTGAAGGAGGATCATAAACATCTAGATAAACTGTGATGTAGTTATTGGCTCTTCGTCTACCTAGATTGCTTTCAGTAATCCATATTGGTTTACGATCACTTGAAGCATCAGCTCGGAACAGATTGGTATCGATCTGTAGTATACTGTTGTCCGCCTGCAAGAATTCTTCAGTGACCACCCAAATTCTAAACAATCTTCTTATTTCATTTTCGCCGTCTGACACAGCAACAATAAACGTGTAGAATCTACTTAGTCGTCTAGGAGTTTGACTGGCCTCGGTGTAACCATAGGTGACATTGTCATAGAGATAGGAATCAAATCCGTTGCTTTTGGCTTCAGCTACATCCAGTGCTGTGATATCAAATGCTTCAGTATCATATCCACCTGGACCTGCCACATCTAGCGCAAACACCGGATCAGTGAATCCAAATAGTCTTCCTTGGCGTGTTAGTGTTAGACCAGGAGGTAATTCCCCACCCGACGGCACAAGATAGTATTCTAGTACATCACCGATGCTTTCATCTGTGTCTTCTGCTTCTAGCTGGAAATCCACAAACGCATTATCGAGAACAAAATAATTTTCACCTGAACCTACATTCAAGAACCCTTCTTTGGTCAACCAAGCTGGTTCATCGGAACCGTCAACATCGATGCTGAAAGTTCGATCTTCAATGTCTTCTCCGTCGTCTGCACGAATTACAAATCTGCTGACTGTGTATTTTTCTACTTCTGTGGGACTGCCCTTGATAAACACCGTGCCCTGAGAACTATCTGTGGTTACCACTGTGTCTAGTCTTAGCCCTCTAGGCAATGAGCCTGCCAGCAAGGTAAATGTAATAGGACCAACACTGGATGTTGCTTCTAGAGGAATATCTAGAATAATCCTTTCGGTTACTATGTTTAGTCTGCCAGCTGGAGTAATCCAAGTAATCATTGGCTGTCCTTAGGCCAATGTGCCAAGGTCTATGTTAAATGGTCCAGGTGTTGGAAAAGTACCAAAGTCCACATTGGCAGCAGCGGATAGCACCTGCAGAGCTGTGGTATATTGATTGCCAACAGGCCCAAAATCAAAACCTAACAGTAATGCATTTAGATCCAAGTTGGTATCAACAGTGATATATGGAGTAGATCCTGTAACTGTGATATTGTTTCCGCCTTGGATGGCAATATTGGTATTATCTCCTGCCTGTACTATTCCTGCATTAGTAGTAATACTGGTAAAAGCATCTGGTTGTGTGGAACGAATTTCAATACTGTTGTCAAATTCTGTGACAACAATTTTTGTACCAGATATCAAATTTCTAAATTTTAATATGCTACCTGTTTTTTCTTTAAAAACTTTAGCGCCTACTTCTTGAGTATTTGCACCAGTTAAAGTAAAGGTGGTTAATAATTCTGCAAAGTTAGCGTTAACCTTTTGAAAAGCTGATCGTAGGTCGTCACCTAGTCCGTCATTGACTACATTACCTAAATTAATTTCTTGTATGGCCATATTTCGCTCTCTTTAGTATATTTACCGTTTAAGTTAAACTGCCAAATGTGCTTGCTTGCCAAGCACCGTCTGTAAAGATTATTGTGACCATATCAGTAAAAGGGATTTGAAATGGAACAACAAGTTGATCTGGAAATAGACCTCCGTCCCAACGTGCGTTGGCAACTACTACAGATATATTTGCCGCAGTTGAACCGTCCTGTCTTACCAAATACATGATCTGACCTTCTACACCGTCGGCCAGCGTATACTCACCGTCTGTTAGTTTGTTGATAGTTTTAGTTAGGTCTATAGCAACAAGATCTAGACTGTCTACAGTAATAGTCAAGTCATCAGTAGGTGTAGCACCGCCAATAAGATTACCGGGTATTACGGCGCTGTCACTGATAATAAAAGTAGCCGGCGACGCATTTGTAATACCAAAAATAGTAATATTATATTCACTGCTAACCTGAACTCCTAGCGTAACATTTTTGCCATCAAACCCAACAAGTATGTTGGAATAGTTTCCTGGAGTGAGGTTAGTATTAGTGTAAGCATCCAGGGCAAACCCATTAGGGATACCAGTTGTTGTTGGAGTAGTCGCAGTGGTATTGCCAGTATAAGCCGTTGTCTGTACAGTATTGTCTGGGAATGTTAACTCGCCATCCTCACCAAATCGCCATCTGCGTAGTGTTGAGTCTGAAAGATTGACTTCAATGTTGATAGCGTTTTCACTGCGGATATTACCGGTAGAGTTTAATTCTAAATCTCCAGGTAGTGATGTAATACCATCTGAACTAAACAACCAATAGTTACCTGTACCGGTAATATCAGTTGCCATTACGATTCCTGGAGGTGCTCCATTGTCGTCAATACTGATCCGAGTATTGTTGCCACCGATTCGAACAAATGCGTTACTGCCTAAACTACCTTCGCTGTCTATGGTCATACCATTTGGTAATGTTAAGTTACCATCTTCACCAAAACTCCATCTACGTAGTGTGCTATCACTTAAATTAATCTCAATATCAATATTGCCTTCACTACGGATATTGCCTGGAATGGTTAAGTTACCAGTTGCGTCAAACTCCCAAACATTGTTAGTATCATTAGGAGTGGTTATCTGTATCTTACCGTCAGTGGTAGTACGCACATTGTGATCGTCAGTGCCCAGAAAGATACTGGTTTCTGTTAAATCACCTGTGGTCAAGTGTAAGTGATGATCACCATATGCGGGTGCGTCTCCGTTTATCAAACCTGATTCAACACCTACATTCGCAGGATCGTAATTATCTTCTTCAGGTGATACCCGCACAGTAAATTCATAAGCATCACTGTCTACCACAAAACTGATAGATTCCTCTCCACTATTACCCGATCCATTTAGTGCTATTGTGCCAGAACTTGGGGTTGTTAGGCCAGCACCCTCTGGATAGATCCACCAGTAGAGTGTTTGGTTAGCATAAGTGATTGCGTTGTTAATATAGAAATCAAGACTATCGCCGTTGTTAGCAGTGTTATCTTGATAACTTAAGGTTATACCGTTGTCAGTGAAATTATAATTGCTGCCGCCTTTGATCACCAACTTCTGACTGGCCACCGTTGGCGTTGCTGGTGTAAGTTGTATAGTGGGATTGCTGGTAACATATCCTTCTGTGATCGTACCGCCTTGTGGCAATGTCACAGTTCCTGTTGTACCTAAAACTAATTCGTTACTGCCGTTGATTAATCTGTTGTTGGCAGTGGTTGAGTATAATGTGCCTATCAAGAATCCGCTGACTTCTGTGGTCAGTGTCACTGTGCCGGTGGTGATGTTTTCAGCATTGTCTGTGTCGGTCTTGCCTGCGTTGACCACTGTGATATCGCTGGCATCAGCAGACAACACTCCGCTGAATGAGGCTGCTTTGAAATCCCAGTCGCCAACAGTGAATACATCTCCAGCAGCCGAGACCTGAACCACTGTGGCTTGAGGAAAATCTTCTGGTAAATTACCAAAACCGCCGCCAAGTAGCACATACCCGTCTTTGACTGCTATGTTACTACCACCGCCGTCGGCGCCAAAGATGTTACCGGCAAATGACCAACCTGTGGTATTGTCTATGAGTCTTTGCCATTCTACAGTACCGTCAATGCCATACTTGGCCGCGACCCAAGTGTACTCACTATTGGCATCGTTGCCAGTCATGGCTGACAAGTACAGTTTGTCATCAGCACCAACTACCACGCTGACGCCAAATGTATCACAGTCACCTGTTACTCTTCTGCTCCACTGTTTAGCACCCGTGCCGTCCAGTTTCAGTATGCTTAGGGCACTGGTTGTGTAGCTTTCAAAACTATATTCATAACTGCCAGTTACATAGATGTTACCCGCACTGTCGATGTCAGCATCTGCTCCACGGCAATCAAAACCCTCATCAAACAGTATGGCCTTTTGCCACTGTATAGATCCTGCGCTGTTGTATTTGACCACAAGCATGTGATTGTCTGTATTATTAGCGGCCAGTGTGGCTACTTTGACTACCATATCGTCTACACCATCAGCACCGCCAAGTATAGAGCCAAGGATAGTAGCAACTGTGTCATCCACTGTTCTGCCGCCTGCTGTGTCACTAATGTTGGCAAATGTTGGAACACCTGCCGCAAAACTAACATCAAACCCTAGTGCGCCGGCTAACACTCCTGTTTGATTTATTGTCCAGTTAGCGTTGCTTACTGGATCTGCGTATAGTGTTTCGGCGGCATCAAGAATACCCAACTGCTCCATGTAACCAATGGCCACCACTTCACCTGTAGGACCCACTGCCATACCGTAGGCTTCTTCGTCGGCCTGACCGTCCAGTGCTCTTGACCATATGACTGAGCCGTCTGCGGCATCTACCTTGGTAGTGGCAACATAGTCATCTGTGCCGTTGTAGGCATATCCAACCATAACCGGGTCACCGTCTGAAGCCACATCCACTACTGAACTTTGACTACTGAATCCAAAGTCATAGATCTTGCTCCATAGTACACTGCCATCAGTGCTGTCAATTTTGGTCAAAGTGGCATTGTCCTGTCCTTCAACATCTGTCTCGCCTGCTACATATATCGAGTTGCTGTCGTTGTCCACTGCCAGCCCCCAACCGTCTGTGTAAAATTCATCGTCAAATCTTGCTGTCCATATCTTGGCGCCAGTTGTGGTGTACTTGCCCACGGAATAATAACTACTACCACCACCATCGTCGTTGAAATGATTGAACAAGGCAATCACATTGCCCGCTGAATCGTATTCCACGCTGATTGCTAGTGACACAATGTCTGTTGGAGCACCGTTTTGCGTTTCAAATGTCTGCACCCAAACATTGGCATCACCTGTAGCACCACCCAATACTGAGTTACCTTCGCTGTCAAGAATGTCACCGCCAGTTGGTAGATTTAGATTGCCATCTTCCCCAAATGTCCAGCGTCTTAGAGTAGAGTCACTCAAGTTAATGTCAAGGTTGATGTTGCCTTCGCTCTTGATGTTTCCTGGAATAGTTAAATCACCAACATTGTCAAACGTCCAAGTAGGATACTCTTCTGGGTCGTCATTGGTGGACCAGCCTGTGTTAATTCTAACTTGATCTGCCGCTGAAAGAGAAATATCATTACCATTGGCTTCAATCCAAATATCGTCTGCGGCAGTAAGATTTATGTCAGCATCTTGAGTACCTGTTCTGGTGGTTTCAAGAGTAAAATCTTTGTTGGCCAAGGTCAGTGTTGTGGTACCTTCTTCCACTTCAACCACAATGTCGCCAATGTCGCCACCTGTTCCCACAAAGCCAGCAATGTCATTCCAATAGTCAAATTCGCTACTGCTTTGATCGTCTAAAATGGTCCAAGATACAAAGTCGGTGGTACGAGCAATTTGTTCATCGTCATTGCCAATGTAGAAATAACCATTGATGTAGTCCATGGCGTCAATGTATGTTCCGTTACTCCAAGTCAGTGTTGCTGTGCCAGTGAACGGTGCTAGTCCACTGGTGTCAAATGGTGTGTCTAATATTTGGTCTGTGTATAAAGAATTATCGGCGGACTTCCAGTAAAACGTGCCGTTATAGCCTGAGACTGACGAACCGCTGATAACGACTTTCTCGCCCGAGGTTCCATTATTCCCACTGCCACTGAATGTTACCTGTGGTGGGCTGGCTTGTGTAATTGCTGAAATAGTACGAGTGTATGGTATCGGCGTGACAATCTGCCAGGTTTGCCCGTTGTCATCACTCCACGCCACGTGTCCGTCACCGTCTCCTGCCGCAAGGTATCCATTACCGCCTGCTGTTTCAACAGTGTCACCCGCGTCAATGCCAAGATCTTGAATATCAGTAGCCCATGGATCAATTGGCCCGGCGAATGTGCCGTTGCGTGGATCGAGGTTGGTGTTGACACCGGCTATACTGTCTTCACCTTCCATGTACCACGCTGAGCCATTCCATGCTGCCCGGTAAGTTATGTTCATACTAAAACATCTAGCAGAAGTCACTGTGGCTGTTAGGTCAGTGATGTATACGCCACCGCCGTTGGCATCACCGCTTTCGTTGTCGCCGACGCTGAACATCCAACCCACTCCATTGTAGTCTACGTCTGAAAACTCCCAATCGCTGTCCACAGGATCGTTACCAAAAAACTCTACCACTGTTTGATCAACAGTTAGAAAAGCCCAAATTCTACCATCTGTACTATAGCCGTATACACCTTGTGTAAAACTTGATCCGGTTGGAGTATAACTACCTACTGCCACAAAGTATCCGCCGGCGTAGTCAATTTGATTCCAGTCAATATCTTGACCACCGATTTCATCGGCAGTGCCACTGCTGCCGCTTACGTATGTTGATGCTTCCAGCCCAGCGAATGTGGTCCAACTCAGTTGATCGCTTTGAATCATGGCCACTGTGA